ATGCCTCTAAAGAATTAGAGCTAGGGATATACAAGATCAAAATGATTGAGAAGTTATTTCCTAAAATGGATTTACTTCACAGTAATCATGGTAGTATGGTCTATCGAAAACGGAAACATCATGGTTTCCCTTCTCTTGCAGTGAAGGACTACGCAGATATACTAGGTGTCGATAAACAAAATTGGCGTTGGCACGATAGATTAATCATTAAAGATAAATATGGTGAATATTACTTTTGCCATAACATGAATAAAGATCCTGTAAAATCTTCCATGTCTATAGGCATGAACTTTATACAAGGTCATTATCATACTGATTTTAGGATTGGGTATTGGTCAAGTCCTGAGAACCTTCGATGGGGTATGAATGTAGGCTGTCTTATAGATAAAGACTCACTTGCATTTGCATACTCAAAGGTTAATATTAGGAGACCTGTACTAGGTTGTGGAATGATTATAAATGGTGTGCCACACTTGATACCTATGATCCTTAAACGAGGAAACAGATGGGTACGACAATTATGAAGGATAAAATAAATCCACCATATTATATTGGTACGAAGATACAGGTATCTGATTTTATAGCAGAATTTAAACTAGATTATTTTCAAGGTAACATCATTAAGTATGTCGTTAGGCATAAACAAAAGAATGGCATTGAAGATTTAGAAAAAGCTAAATGGTATTTGGAGAAACTAATAGAATGTACGAAGAAATAAAACAAGAGATTATCAAACACGAAGGTAAGATTAATAAAGTTTATAAAGATCACTTGGGCAACGCTACATTTGGTGTTGGACACTTGGTACTACCCTCAGACGACTTACAGGAAGGAATAGAATATGATGATACAAAGATTATGGAGTTCTACGAAAGAGACTTCGATCAAGCTGTTAAAGATGCAAGGTCTTTCACGAAAGAAGAAAATATTGATCCTGTCGCTTTTGGCTGTGTTATTAATATGGCTTTTCAACTAGGACTGCCACGATTATTAAAGTTTAAAAACTTTCAATACCACTTAAATAAGTGTGATTATCAATCTGCCAGTGAAGAAATGTTAGATAGCAGATGGGCAAAACAAACCCCAAATAGAGCTAACGAACTGGCAGATACAATGAGGAATATATAATGTTAGGTAAATTATTAGGTGGCGACCTTGTAAAAAATGTTGGTGGGATAATAGATTCTTTGCACACCTCTGAAGAAGAAAAAGCACAAGCAAAAATAAAACTAAAAGAAATAGAAGCACAGATAAATAAAGCACAATCTGATATTAATTTAGCAGATGCAAAGTCTGTAGCTGGTGGTTTATCAGGTATGTTGCAACGATCATGGCGACCATTGATAGGTATGTCATGTGCTTTAGCTATATTTTGGGAATATGTTTTAAAACAATTCCTTATGTTTGTTATAGCCACATTTAGTTTAGAGACAGCACCTCTACCTGAACTAGATATGGGTACATTGATGCCTTTGGTTATGGCACTTTTGGGAATGGGAGCTTTACGCACCTACGAGAAAAAAACTGGGGTTTCTAAATGAGTACAGTAAAAGAAGTAGAAGCACTACTACGCAAAGCTAAGAAAGAAAACAGAGAATTAAAAAAAGACATCGAAGAAAAAGATTTACACATTAAATTTCTTAATGAACGATTAGATAATTGGGCTGATAAGAACGCACTGTTGAGAGAAGAAAAATTAAAAATTACAGTTGATGATGTCATAGCATTACAAAAAGCAAAAGTTGAATATGCTTCCTCACAAAATCAATCACTTACAGAACAGTTAGAAAAACAAGAAAAGGTTGAACTAGATGGCAACTTATCAGGGTAGAACAGTAAAACTTAACAAGCCTATGAAGGGCGATGTCAAAAAATTCAAGGTGTTCGTAAAAGATGGAGACAAAGTAAAAAAGATAAACTTTGGTGATCCTAACATGAGCATTAAGAAGAACTCACCAGCACGAAAGAAATCTTATTGTGCGAGATCAGGTGGGATTAAAGGTAAGAACAATAAACTATCTGCAAACTATTGGTCTCGTAGGGCGTGGAATTGTTAGGAGAATACTATGGCATACGGATATGAAAAGAAGATGAAGGTTGTAAAACCTAAGAAGAAAAAGAAAAAGACTAAAACAAAAAAGTCTAAGGGGTACTAATGCCTTTTGCAAAGTATAGTAGTAAACAAAAGAAACTAGCTAGAGTCGCTTCACCTAGAGATAAGATTACAGGTGCAGATTTTAAAAAATTAAAGAAAAAAAAGAAGAAGAAATAATGGCAACTAAATCAATCAAAGCACCTAATGGATTTCATTTCATGAAGTCAGGTAATACTTACAAACTGATGAAACATGAAGGTAAATTTAAACCTCATAAGGGTGCATCATTATCAGCTAAATTTACAGTACAAACAAAACATAGGAGTTAATAATGCCAAAGAAGAAAGTACCTGAAGGGTATCACAGAACTAAAGATGGTAGAGTAGCTAAAAAAGGACTTTACTATTACATGAACAAAAAGAAGAAATCAGGTGGTTCAAAAAGTAAAAGCAAAGGCACAGTATCAGAAAAAGCTCTGAAAAGATCAGCTAAGACAGCAAAGAAATAAATGAAACCACTACTATTAGTCAAATGGATTGATAGTGGTCTATGTGATCCATCATGGATAGAAGCAAAATCCTATGAGGAAAAGAGTATGCCTATCTGCCTGACAGTAGGTTGGCTACACAAGAAAACTAAAGACAAAACAATATTGTTTTCTAGCTACTCCCTAGACAATAATGAGTACAAAGAAGGCAACGAAGGTACGATACAAATAATCTATAACAAGTGTATTATAGAAACTAAAGAGTGTTGAGATTGTGTTGACATTCTATTTCATTCCTTGTCATTTTCCCAACACCCTTTTCCCTAAAAATCCATGTTTTTCATGAATCATACATAGCTATAAAGTAGTGTCGAGGCAGTGTCAATCTATATCTACTGCCAATAATTATCTAAGTGTTGAAAAAGTGGTGGGTGTAATAGGATTTGAACCTATGACCTTTTGCGTGTCGAGCAAACATTCTACCACTGAACTATACACCCTATGGTAATTGATTAATTTTTTCTTTAACTCTATCATTATTAGACTGAGCATAATTCATTACTGATCTATAGTCTTTCCAGCCACCAATATCCATTAAATCTTGTGGTGTAGCATTACTATATACTGAAAGATTTGTCGCCCATGTATGCCTACAAGCATGACGTTTCTTACTCTTATCAACTCCAGCTTGTTCAAGCATATAATCCCAACGAGGTATCAGACCTAAATCTGTATTCTTTCTTTCCTTAACATTTCTCCATTCAAACAAATAATCTTCCCTATTATTGATTTTCATTAGCCAATCATAAAGTGTGCTATGAATAGGAGCTACCCTCTCTTTTTTTTGTTTATTCTGCCATAATCTTATTGTCCGTTTAACCATGTCTATATCAGACCATTTCACATTCAACGCTTCTTGTATTCTTGCACCTGTATAAATCAGAAATACAAACAATAGTTTGATTTGAAAGTCTGCATTGGTTTCTAAACACCTTTTAATTTCTTCCATTGTAAAAATATGTTTTGGTCTATCAGATTGATTTAAGACAGGAAACTTACTCATACGTAAATATGCACACCATTTGTTTTCATTAGCATAGTGCATTACTCTCCCTACAGGAACGATATAGCCTGTATTCACAGTATGATACTTAGATGACATTTCTATTTTCATATCACCCATTTCAAGATCACTAAATCTAATACCTTTGTATTGTCTGATGACAGGATATCTCTCATAAGCAAGTTGTGTGATCGTATTGACATTTATATCTTTCAATAAGTAATCACCTAACAGCTTTGCATTTTTTTCAAAATGTTTTTGTCTATCAACACTAGGCATATTGATAGGATCATTTAGTATCTGCTCTGTTGCATAACCAAATGTTTTAAATTCTAAATTCTCTAGTGATGAAGTAAGATCAGATATTCTTTTGGTAAGAACTCTTTGTGCATCTTTTAACTTAACACACCCTGTGCTTTCTGCATTTATTACTACTGACTCTCTGCCAAAACGCAGTGTGCCTTTTATGTAATAGTAGGGTGATCTTCCGTCTTTACGCTTTTCAATTTTGAGCATAGTCCTAATACCTCCTTTAAATCGTTTTCAAAGCAATACCATTTATTGCCCATGAAATTATTTAACTTAGGATTTTTAGGGTTGCTCTGTCTTACTTCTTTTATATGGTTTTGTATAGTTCTTTCGTGGCAATCAAAAATTTTTGCTATGTCTTTATAAGTGTATATTTTATCTGTCATTGAGTATGTACTCCGCTACTTTCTTTCCGCTTTTTAGTGTTATTAAATTAGCATCAATATTGTGTTTATCTTGTTTCAACTCCAATATTCTTGCTGGTAATCTAAAACAGTTATATAAATTTAATGCTTCCATACCATTTATCTTTCTATGTTTTTTTAAGTGTTGTAATATTTCTTTTTTTTGACTCATGTCTCTCTTTCTCCTTATGTTAATATAGTTCCCAACTTCATTTCTGTTCTTTTCAAAGCATTGTTATCTAAGATCATTTGTATCTTGGTTTCTATTCTCTCCAACTCTACATACGCCTTGTCTAACTTTTCTCGTTCCTTCTCTAGTTCTAAGTTTAAAGCAATAACCTCTGTAGATAATCTTGACTTAGCTTTTCTATCTTCGATACTAACTTTCTTGTTAGAGTCTAAATCTATTTGTAAAAAAGCCTTATCTATTTCGTAATTACGAAGCCTCTCTGTACGATCATAACTTCTTTTACTTTCACGATATTGTTCTACTGCTTTTGCTTTTGCATCAGCAATAACTTCAGGGCTATATCCTTCCATCTGTCTCTATCTTTTCTATTATTTTTAGTAATAATATTTTGTAAACATACGCATTGAACTTAGGATCATGCTCTGCTTGTGTATGATGTTCACGACACAATGGTGCAAGGTTCTCAGGATAATCTTTGTATTTACTACTGCCAAATCCTCTAGGCTGAATATGGTGAGTGTCCACCGCATAGTTCCCACATACAATACAAGATATATCTTCAGGTATTGCATAACCCCAATAGTCACACAAAACTTTTGTGTGTTTTTTCATTTTATCTGTCCTCTCATATTGATGTTCGATAACCCAATCAGTAAATGCTAAACTCATTTTTTACTCAACTGATCCCCTATTGCATAAACCATGACTGCAATAAGTATTATTCCTAATAATTGTAATGATGATAATATAATTAATGCCACCTTGACCTCTCTCGTAAATTGTTAATGTAATTTTTAAAATGTATCTGAGCATTTTCAAAAGTATAACCACCTTGCGTTAGTGTATCATCGGCATTGACGTATGCTTTTGCTTCTACCAAATTATTAACTTTGGTCTCAAAAATATACCAACCACATTTTAATTCCTTCATTTCAATGCCATCAACTTCTCTTGACCATTTTACAGGGTTAAAATTATGTCGTGTCATTTAGAATGGGATATCTTCAGGGTTAGTAGGCATAGGCACAGCTTCCATAGCTTGTTTAAAATCATTATTTTGCTGTTGTGGTTGATAGCCTTGTTGTTGAGATTGATAACCTTGTTGCTGTTGTTGTGGTCTTTCAGGTAATACTTCTTTTACAAATAGTTTCTCATTACCAAATGCAAAAGTGTAGTATCTAGCATCATTGTTATACTTATCTTTATTCTCCCAACCCTTTGCTATGACAACTCTTTTCTTTCTTTGTTGTCCGTCTTTCCCTGTGTATTCCTCTAGTCTAAATAGTTCGTGTGTCGGTCTCATACATATCCTTCCTTCTTTGCTTGATCGCAAAATTGTTTGACATTACAATAGTCTTTGCAACGCCTTGCTATTGATGGACGTTTCTCTATAGAAACTCCCTTTGTAGTAAGTGATAAGTTCTTGGCGTGATCTTGAGCATCTTCTACTTCATCATGAAGTTTAATTGCTCTTTTCTTACCTTTTATCATTACTGCAAACTTTTCTTTATCCTTCCACCTATCTGTATCAGAACATAATGGTGTAAAGTTTTCA